TCCTACTACCACCTTCACAAATATTAGGCACGAACATAGATTCCTGCTTAATATTGCCCAGGATAGTAGCAAGGGCGTTTCTGTCTTTAATTCCTTGCTCTTGGAAATAATCCAAGGCAAGGTTCTCATGTTCTGAACACCCTTTACAAATTAGCCTTTTCTCTTTTGGCTTTTCGGGAGCAACCTCTTTGGTCGCTGTCGTAGTTTCAAACTCCTTAATAACAGAAAACGGCACTGGAGGTGTCGTCAAAGGAGGAAATACAGGCAGTGTTGCCATATTGGTTGTAACCGATGCCAGAAGGGGCAGGGCTACAGTAAAGATGTTTTGCATTAATTTTAATTGAACTCTACATCCGTATAGAAGGGGGGTATACCAACCCTCTCGGGAGGCACCTTCCACGGCTCTAATTGTCACTCACTTTCTCATAATAAGAAACCCACCTTTTGAGTGGGTTGTAAGCATTATAAGTTTTTATTTAGATTCTGTCAATCTTCTGGTTCTAGAGAGACAATTTCAAGTTCATCACCTTCGGGTTCAATCCATTCATAAAACTCTGCAAGAATAGCACGAGCATCCTCTTTATCTACATTCATATCTGCAGCACGATCAAGTGACCAGGTTCTTACGTGTGCGACAATATCTTCAGTCGTTGCGTTCATAATAATCTTTTCTGAAGTAGGTTCCTCCACTATAGGAGCACTTGGTTCTTCCGTCAAGTGCTCCAAAAAATTTTTAATCAATCTCAAAAATTTCATCAATTAGTACTCTTTGATAATCTCTCTTTTCTTTCTTTTTGTCTTTGCTTTTTAACTGCTGCCGCCATTAAATCTCTATGAGTAATAGTTGAACCAACAACAATATCCTTTACCTTACCTTCAACTTCGTGAGCGCCGCCAGCCCTATGCTCTACTCCTTTTTTATTTGCTGGAGTATTTTTTCCTCTAGTCATCATCAAATTTTTAGGATGGTGCCCGTGATATATTCCAACTTTAGCATCTTTCTTTTTTCTTTCTTCCCATTTAGAATCACTCATACTAGATTTAATTTTATCAGAGTGGTGAGTTGGTGTAATGTGGTGTGCTTCATATCCGCGAGATTTGATATGTTTTTCTTTTCTTTTAGCAGTTTCTTTTTCTTCAGGAGAACTTAAAGAATCAATTCTTGCTTTTCTTGCTGTTGCTTGTCCCTTTCTATTTGACTTTGAGACAACTCTCCAATTTGGATTTTCAGAACTTCCAGAATTATTAAGAGAATAATCATTAGGATTTTCTTTCGCTTGTCTCAATTTTTCCGCTTCTTCTCTAGAACGACCCTCCAAAACAAAATAACACTCATACATAAACTCACCAAAAGTTTTTCTATGATAAGAATCACTCAACTTAGCCATTTGAACACCAGTCTTTGGATTTCTTTCTCCCATACCCAACTTCTTATAAATTCTACCTCTCTGTTCTGCTCCCTCTTCACCACTTCTACTCTTTTTACCCTTGGACTTGGCAGAATCAATAGAAGTTGGTGTATTTGTAGCGACACCTTTTTTGGATTTTACTGCATCTTTAGCACCTCTAAGAGCACCAACAAATTGCCTTGCTCTTTGTCCGGGATCTTTAACTTTTGATTTTGGAGAACCAACAGTAATATCGTGAACTGGAGAATCTTTTTTAGCACCAGTTCTACCGAATTGTTTTTTCAATTCTTTACTTTGTGGTTTATCACCTTCTCTATGCTGCTTTCTTGCGGTATGTGCGGCATAATCTCCGGGGGTCTTATGAGTTCTCACCCACACAGGAACATCTTTTCCACTCTTTTCTACTTCGGGTTCTCTAATTGGACCTTTTTTTCTAAATCCAGCACGAGAAACATCTTTTCTAGCAGCACCTTCAGAACCTCGCATATTCATAGTTCCAGAAGGTCTAACCTTCCTACCTTTCATTAAGGTTCTTTCTTCAAGTTGATTCTCAACAACTTCCAAATATGCTTCTTGAAGATTGCGAAGTTCTTGTGCGTCCATTTTACAAATACTTTTTAGGTATTTATTAATTTACACATATAACCTTTGTGTTGTTTAAATTTTCCCTTTGCCACATTACACATATTTGACGCATCAATTCCTTCACTCTTACAAAACTCATTCAATCCTTTAACAATCAAAACTTCACCATTAGGTTTAATAACTTCGTAAGTTTTCATTTGATTTGGTTGAGCAACAAATTTTCCTTTCTTTGCTTTACTGATTTTATCTTTAACTTCTTGACTTCTTGGAATACCTCTAAATTTTTCTGCTTGTTTTTGGTAATGTTCTGGCGGAAGAACCGATTTTCTTCCTTTGAGAGTATTTCTTATCTTTTTTTTCCAGTTCTTAACTTCTTCTGGATTTTCTCCCAACCATTTTTTAAAGTTTCTTCTAGAAAGTTCTATTCTCAAATCTTCTACTCCTTCAGTTTTACCTGAAAGCATACGAGAAGCAATATCATCTTCAATATTACCATACACTTCAAACAATCTCCTATGAACCTCTGCGTGTGCCCACAGAGGAAGTTTCACAAGATTACTTGGTTCATCAGTTCCTCCCATATATTTTGGAACTATGTGATGTATATGGTAAATCTCTTTCATTTGCAGGATGTTGCCGTTATAGTTATTTATCAAAGTAATCTTTTCTAAAATATCTTGAAAGTATATTTGAGTTATAAAATGCAGGAGTTCCATCTTCTAATGCCTCAGTCAAAACTCCTTTTACAAATAATTGTCTTGTTTCCTCAAAGTTTGTTTTGCCCTTTGTTTTATGTAATGATACGATAGTTCTACTAAAATTTTCTCTGCCGTATTTAATAATATCTTCTTTAAGTTCCGGACAAGACCCATAGTATTTTTTCCAATCTGATTCTGATTTTACTTTTCGTTTTTTCCCTTTAGGAGTTCTAAAACTCCATAGATATTTTCTACCAATATATTTCCTACCATTAAGATTATTCTGGATAAGATAAACAAAACCAAAAAAATCTTGGATATCATCGGAAGTAAAAGGTTTTCCATTATAAACCCAAGGATTTTCATAGTCAATATCTGTACTCATTAACAATATCAAGAACTTCGTTAAGATATTTATTGGCGAGTCCTTTCATATCCATTTCAGGACGAATATGTTCTTTGTAAAGTTTGTCTTTTAATTTTAAGACACGAACCTTTAGTTCATCTTTGGTAAGTTGATTTTTTGGCATAAAAAAAGGAGGATTAACCTCCCCTATCTATGCAACATCATTACTATTTGTTCCGTTCCAAACATAAGAGTAATCGTAATCACCAAATAAAAAAAGATCTGTTTCCGCAGCATCTTTATATGCGTTCAGGATCTCCTGTTCACACCATTCATCATAGTTTGAATCCTGAGAAAGTATTTTTGGTAACATCCTGTTTAATGCCTCCTACGACATAGGATTCTACTTCAGTTTCCTGTGGAGCAACCTGAAGACCTTTGGAAGAAATCCAGTGTTGAGTCCAAGGAAGTGGATTATTGTTTGCCGAAATATCGTATTGTGGTTTTAGACCAATCGCTTTAAGTCTACGATTTGCAATCCATTCAACATATTGCTGAAGAAGTTTATCATTAAGTCCAATCATGCTTCCATCTTTGAACAGATAGTCTGCCCATTTCTTTTCTTCATTTACAGCACGATCAAACATCTTATAGACCCACTCTTCTTCTTCCTTTGCAATTTGTTGCATCTCTGGGTCATCATTCCATAAGCTTAAGTTCACCAAAGGCGAAACTACAAGCAAAACTAACGTAGAAGCGAATACCTTCAAGAATATTAACGTTTGCGACTGCTCTGTACAGTTTTCGTTTGACATCGTTGATTGTTTCTTTTGCGTATGAGACTCCCTCAAGTCTGTGCATCCAAGTATCAGATACACCATACTGTTGTGCCGATTGAATAAAGTCATCATAAGACTCTGTAACGCTCTTAGCACGCTCTAGAATGCGGTTGTCGTTGATGATAGTATCAAATACCTCAGAAGGGTCTGAATAGATATTTTTGATGATGTAGGTATAAGAACGACTATGAATCATTTCCATAAATCCCCACACCTCCATACATGCTTCCAATTCAGGAAGTGAGCAATATGGAAGAAATGCCATACCAGGACCACGACCCTGAACACTATCAAGCATAATCTGATACTTCAGATTAGAAGTGTAGATATGCTTCTGTTCAGGACGGAGAGTTTGATAATCTCCACGATCCTTCTGGAGAGATACCTCTTCAGGTCTCCAGAAGTATCCCAGTTGCTGAGTTGTGAGTTTTTCAAAGATAGGATATTTGTATGAATCATATCTTTGAACTCCAAGAGGAGCACCAAAGAACATTGGTTGTTTTTTTCTATCAATGTTTTCGGTATTAAAAACTGTCATTCCTTTGATTTGGGTTGGATTTTCTTCAACTGAAGAAATTTTAAACTGCACAGGATTCACACTCTCCCTCCTCTACTGAACTTAATTCGTTAATCAAATCTTGCAAATTGGGTTTCTCTTCAACTACCTCATCAGTCTTAATATCATAAGTGTTTTGGTAGTAAGAAGTTTTCCACCCGTACTTGTATGTAGTCAAAAAGTCATTTGCCATCACTGACACAGGAACTTCATTATCGGCATAATTTTCTGGATTATACGACCAGTTTCCAGAAATCGCTTGATCGAAGAACTTTTGCATAACCGCAACAACATTAATATAACCAGTGTTGCTAGGCATATCCCACAGAAGCGTATAATTGTTCTTAAGAGTTGCATACTGAGGAACAATCTGTTTGAGTGGTCCCTTCTTCGATTTCTTAATGGACAGGTATCCACGAGGTGGTTCAATTCCATTGGTTGCGTTTGACACAACGGAACTGCTCTCCGATGGCATCTGTGCGGACAGTGTTGAGTGCCTGAGACCGTGTTCCAGGATAGATGCTCTAAGAGTTTCCCAATCATGCTGGAGTGGAATAGAAGAGATTTCGTCTACATCAGTTTTGTATGTGTCAATCGGAAGAATACCATCAGCATATTTTGTACGACCAAAGTATTCACAATGACCTTTCTCTTTAGCAACTTGATTGGATGCTTTCAGTAGGTAATATTGGAACGATTCCGAAAGACCATGAACTGCATCCCATGCCTCTTGAGAGTCGTATTTAAATCCAAGTTTTGCCAAATAATGAGCAAGACCAATATAACCAATACCAAGAGAACGACGTGCCTTGGTGCCGATTTCTGCGGCAATTACGGGGTATTTTTGATAATCAATCAACTCATCCAATCCACGAACAGAAAGATCGCAAAGTTCTTCTAGTTCTTCATCAGACTTCACTTTACCAACATTGATGGCAGAAAGAATACAGAGAGCAATTTCCCCATTAGGGTCATCAATATGCTGAAGAGGATAAGTTGGTAAAGTAATTTCTTGACACAGATTGCTCATCTCAACTTTATCCTTAAAGGAAGAGTGGGAGTTGCAATGGTCAATGTTCATAATGTAGATACGACCCGTTTCAGCACGTTCTTTGAGGAGACTAAGAATGAGTTCCTGTGCCTTAACAGTTTTCGACGGAATGGACGAATTGTTCTCATATTCAACATATAAATCGTCAAACTTGTCTGTTCCGAAAGAATCATAAAGTCCAGGTACATCGTGCGGGGAGAAAAGTGTAATCTCACCATCCTGAATAAATCTTTCATAGAATAGTTTGCTAATTTGAATTGAGTAGTCCAGTTTACGGACACGATTATCCTCAGTTCCTTTGTTATTTTTAAGAACTAGAATGTCTTGGATTTCTTGGTGCCAGATTGGGAAGTGGACAGTTGCTGATCCACCTCTGATGCCATTTTGAGTGCAGCATCGGACAGTTGCTTCAAACTTCTTGAGGAAAGGGACAACACCTGTG